TACCACTACCAAGTTGAGATTTACTAAATTTAGAAATTGCCATGGTGGATAATGCCCTTCAGTTAATTAAGCGGCTAATTCAGAACCAAATGCTGTGAATGTAAGATCAGCAGCGGATGCATAGGTAACGATCACATTACCTGCTGCAAGTGTAATTCCAAGTGTAAGTGCTACTGAGTCATTAGCTGCGACTGTTACATCGTATGCAAGGTAATGATCTGTAGCAAGAGTTGTTCCTGATGTTGGCTTTACAGCCAAACGATATGTTCGTGCAGATGATGCACGATTGCAAACAACAATAGTTGATACTACTGCTGCTGAAGATGAAGGTGTTGCGTAAAGTTCTTCCGCAGTTGTTGCAGCGGCTGCCTTACGACCCAGTACTTTGTATGCCATGTTTTATGCTCCCATGAGTAGAAACGGATCTAAGCCACCTGCGGTGACTTCTGATGCTTTGGCTAATGGTATTCCACCAGCCGTTGAACCATCGTGAACCACAATGGTTTTCTTGTCGGTATCGATTGTTATCTCACCGTTCAAGCCTGTAAATGTAGAGTGCTGTGCTGTTGTACCTCTACGGTGTTGAACTGCAAATGAACTAGGCATCTTATGCTCCCATCATCATGAATATATCTGTCAATGGGTCGGTAGTGATGGTTGCCCATGATGCTGTCGATCCATTAGTTGTTAAATACTTTCCAGAGTTACCAGTCTGGGATGGAAGGCTTACTGGAGCTGCTGCCCAAGTAATGCCATTAGTTGCAGTAGATGATGCAGTAAGAAGATAACCATCTGTACCTACCGCTAAACGAGTTACTGTGTCTGCTGCTGATGCAACAATTAGATCACCTTTTGCATCTGCAATGGTTGCAAGAATTGCAGAACCAAGCAACGCTGCTGAGTTAGCAGCGGATGTAGCAGATGTTGCTGCACTAGATGCTGAAGTGCTTGCACTAGATGCAGATGTTGCTGCCGCTGTTGCCGAGTTGGCAGCAGATGTAGCAGAAGTAGAAGCTGAACTTGCAGAAGTTGCTGCACTTGTAGCAGAAGTTGCTGCTGATGCAGCGATAGTTGCAATGTTGATGTAGGTAGTCGATGTAGTATCGGCATCTGTAATAGATCCCATATCACGGACAATGCCAGCACCAGTCAAACCAATTACTGATGAGTAACTAGATGCGGCAGAGGTAGCAGATGTAGCCGCAGATGAAGCACTTGTTGCTGCTGATGAAGCAGAGGTAGCAGCCGATGAAGCTGATGTCGAAGCACTAGATGCTGATGTAGATGCGGCAGATGCTGAGTTAGCAGCAGATGTTGCTGAGGCAGCAGCCGATGTAGTCGATCCGTAAAGAGTATCGATGTATGACTTATTGGTTGCATCAGTAGATGATGTAGGTGTAGCAAGATCTGTAATCTTGTTATTACCCATCGACAATGCACCAGTCATTGAGTCGCCAGCCTTTGCTACCTTTGTAGCAATAGAGTTGGTTACTGTGGTTGAGAAGTTAGCATCATCGTTGATGGCAGCAGCTAGTTCATTGAGGGTATCCAAAGCACCCGGTGCTGCATCGACAAGGTTTGAAACTTGAGTATCTACATAAGCCTTGGTAGCAGCATCTGTATTAGATGATGGAGTTGCAAGACCAGTTACCTTGTAACCACCAGCAGCAAGATCGGAACCCAAGGTTCCGCTTGTGATTGTCTTTGATGTAAGGGTAGATGCTACCCCATCAAGAGTTACTGTACCGGTTGCGTTAGGCAGAGTGATTGTTCGATCTGCTGTTGGATCTGTGACTGTAAGGGTAGTCTCATAAGCATCGGCAGTTGCACCTTCAAAGATGATTCCTGAACCATCGATGATTGGAGATGTAAGAGTCTTGCCAGTAAGTGTTTGAGTATCAGATGTGCCTACGACATCGCCGGTTACACCGTGAACACCTGCTGTGGTTGGTGTCGCTACTGATCCAATGTGAGCAGAGAACTCATTGAAGTCCTGACCAGAAACAACATGGCGAACCGTAGCTCCTGCGGAGTGAGCCACATTGGAAGTCGAGTCTGCACCACGAGTTACATTGAGTGTGGTTCCACCACCGGATGAGGTAACGCTGATTAACTCTTCCTTGTTGGTATCTGGATCGATAACCAAGGTGTAAGGGTAGTTGCTTGGAAAACCAGTAACCAAGTCAAGTGTGATTGATTGGACAACACTATCGATTGCAGTTGATAGCGATGCCTGTTTTGCTGTTGAGGCGTAGTATCTCTTTTGGGCCATTGGTTACCTCGTATAGTGGAGTCGTGGTGGATAAAGATCTCGTAGTCCAGCAGCTTCTTGTTGTAGTCGTTGCTGGTATAAACCAAGATAGAAACGAGCAGTAGATGTTGCAGAGCCAAGAGGCTTTGACTGATCCATCATGTCTGCTTCTACTGATTGTGCAGGTACTCGTGCAGCATCTAGGCCAACCATAAGTCGAGCAATAGCTCCATAGGTAATCACATCGATAGTCGATGATGGAAGACCAGTCACAGTCTCATAGATGTCTGTGCCAGAGGTCAGTACTGATGGAGCCTTGGCGTAGATAACCTGAACAGTTCTGCCCGGATCAATAGTGTCAAAGATGTTGATTGACTTGCCGTTGGCAAAGTTAGAAGTATTGGCTGTCTTGTCTGTGTCATATCGCTTGACATTGAGCCATTCCTTGGTTGAGCCAATAGTCTGCCACTTCACATTAAGTACATAGTCGGCAGCAGCCGGTAGTGAGTAGGTAGTCACGGCTGAGTTAAAACTAAAGGTGTGGGTGCCTACTCCAAAGAGTTCTGGATAGACAGCCTGAATTGTGTCGTTAATGGCTTGTTTGACCATGAATCGTGGGTACTGAGGTGCAATCACAACCTTGGTCTCATTGGCCGCTGTAGAGGCTGTGGTGCCTCTAAAACCCCTACCCCAAGGGGCAAGGTAGACCTGCTTGGTTAGGTTGTCTGTACGATCTACATACATAAGCTCATCGCCAACCTCGATAAGACCACGACCCATCTGGGCAGTCTCATTGACTACAAAGGATGTGGCTGTTGTGCTGGCGATACCGCCAGATTGGTTGATCCAAGTAGCAGTCTCCTGCTGTGAGCCATAGCTCTGGATCTGTCCGAGGACTCGTTCTACAAGTCCGTTAAAAGTTGTTGTCATGAACTCACCGCTCTCAAGGCCGCTGCTGGAGCCTTATCTGTAGTTCCGCCTAGTTGGTTGCAGACACCACGAAGGTCTTTGTAATTAGGTCGGGTGTTACCAGCTTTGACATTTAAGGCACCAACTAGATCTAGTCCTGTAGTTCCAGCCCAAGTGTTAGCAGCTTTCGCCATGCCTACATATGACTGGATACTTGGGTAGGTGCCACCATTAGCAAGGCGATTAAGTTCCGCCTTAAGTGTACTTCCGTTAGTGCCTGTTGCCATTACTTACCCTTCTTCTTTCTTGCCGCTGCTGCATTGTCTACAAGGTTTGGATAAGGTCTTCCGGCTTTCTTAGCCATAGCCTTAGCCTTTGTCTTCTGAGCAGGTGTAAGTGGTGTTGACTTCTTCTTAGGGTTCTTTGTATCCCAGAATGCTTTCTTCTTCACCACTTCACCTTATCTGCCCAATATGCTGCTGACATTTTTCCTTTAGCAATGTTCTTAGCATGACGAGCTTTGAATGATGCCTGTCGTGCTGTTGGCTTCTTATCGCCAGTTACACCCTGTTGCCCAAAGCGAATTGTCTTCACCTTGTCTCCAACCTTTGCAACTACAACATGAGACTTCGTTGGGTGTGATGGAGTTTTCTTTGGCTTGTTAAAGCCAGAGACACCTGCTGCCTTTAGGCGAGGGTCTGCTTTACTTTTTCTTTCCGCCACTCTTCTTGCCCTTCTTGGACATTCCTGCCTCTGACATCGCAATAGCGACTGCTTGCTTGCGGCTCTTAACTACAGGGCCTTTCTTACCGGAGTGAAGGGTTCCTGTTTTGAACTCCTTCATAACCTTCTTAACTTTTGCTTGCTTCTGCATTACTTCTTCTTGCCCATTTTCTTAGGCATGGCCTTCTTCTTTGGGCCATACTCCATCATCTTTTCCTTCTTGCCTTCCATCTTTTCGTGCTTCTTCTTCATGGCGGCTGACTTGTACTTCTCACCTTTAACTGACATTTGCTTCTCCCTCTGAGTTATGACCTTGACTTTTCCACCGCTGTTTATATCAAACGAGATGGAAATCTCTATTGCCTTACGAGCTTCATTAGCTGCTGTTCTGGTATTCGTTGGAGATAGTGTTGCTCTGGCCAACGAACCGAGTGCATAGGATCCACCGGATCCAATCCCATAGATTCCACGATCATCTCTTACCCAAGAGAAATCATTGTCAATCTGGTAAATCTTTCCTTTGATACAAAGTAGGGCATCAAATCCAGCCCCATCCTTTGGATCATTATCAGCAGTCTTAGGTGCTGGGTCGTATCCATAATCGGCATACGCTTGTTTTAATGATGGCAATATGTCTGTCATCATAAACTTATCGAGGTTCACACCTCGAGGAATCTTAGGAGCATTCCAACTATGTAACGCTATGTCACCGGCGATTGCATCGCCAGCAAAGGCGAAGACATACTCACCTTTCTCAACTACCTTGTCCATACCGGTAGCAACAAACTTCTGATCCCCACCGACTATCAAGGATTCGGCTGCTACTAAAGCCCAGCCCTTGCCTTGAATCCCGATGATGGTTGTCATGTCAGTCCTTAAATGAGTTAGTGCTTGAGTCGAACGCCTTACCGGCTATATTGCTCAACTCAACTGCACCACGAATATCCTTCATGTTTGTAGTCGCTGGCTCGATACCTTGATCGATTGCTGACTTGTATGCATTTAGTTCTGCATCCCATTTTTTCTGAGACATTAAACGAGAACTGTTGGCATCGCCTGTATTTACTTGTAGACCTGACTGACGGAGACATTCTCCCCAGTTCTTATGATCCTGTGTTGGGCAACCTGTTCTGCATCCCATTAAACTATCTCCACCAAAAATCCATTATGGGCTATATTCGAATCGGAGTCGGCTTGAGCCTGAGTCCTGATTGGAAATCCTTGAGCTACAAGAATATCTTTCGTGGCTTCATTCACGATGTGACCTCGCCCACCGAGGAACACATAATCATATTCGTTAAGTTCATCTTCGGTGACTGCTCGAGATAGAGACAGAACACCATCATTGATAAGCACAGCAACCCCTCGCTGGGATACGACTCTACGCCACCACTTGTCTGCTAATGGATAACCTTCCATTACCTGCGGTGGGTAAAATGTATAACTTGCCATGATTCTCCTTTTGATAGAGAGGGGGGCAGGTTGCCCCACCCCCCTCAACTAAAGCTCTCTTAGAGAGCAGATCCGCCTGTTTCCAAACGAACAACTGCTGCATCACGGAAGATGCCCCAGCCGCCGAAGTACTTCCAGCCGAGTGCTGACTTACGGCGAAGGATGTCAATCTGAGGTGCTACGACTGTTTGTACATCGTAGACATTAGCCTCAAGAAGAGCTTCCTTACCTACTGCAACTGCCTTGTAAACAGTTGCTGAAGATGCACCGTCTGCACCTGAAGGTACACGAGATGTCTGAACAACTTGGAAGCCTTCAAGAACACCGATGGTGCCTGTCAATAGGTTTCCAACATTTTCAGTTGTGTACTTGTGGATGTCCACAAATCCGCCTGAGCCAGTCTCGGCACGAAGGTCGAAAGCTTGGCGTGGGTGGATGAACAATGTGTAAAGGTCACCAACACGAGGCTGAGCGTTTGACTCAAGAAGTGTTGTCTGTGCCTTGCGAAGCATTGTTGTTGAAAGAACATCTGTAGCTGTAAGAGTAGCTGTTGATGTACGGCTTCCACCGTACTTAACTACTGTTCCAGATGTAAGTGCTGTAGCAACAAGCTGATCCAATGTATCAGCAGCGTTGTAAGCGATTGCATCACCGATCATGGTGTCGATAGATGAGAAGGAAGCTAGGTTTACCTTCTCTGTCTGCTCGACAGCATTACCGTATTCAGTAACAGTAACTGTTACCTGTGATGGGTTTGCCAATGCAACTGGTGTTACATCGGATGTTTCAGTTAATGCTGTGGTGGCTGCTGCCAAGTTAGCGTAAACCGCAAACTTGAGAGTAGTTCCCGGGTTGGTAAGTGCAACTGGTCGAACATCAGCAACTGAACGCATGACAGGAAGTGAGCGGAGTGCAGCTCTTACATATGTGTCATATGCATTGACTACTAAGTTGCCAACACCAGAGATTTGAGTGGTTGCCATTTATGGCTACCGCCTTTCTGAGTTAGTACCCAGCCTTACCTAGTTCTGAAAATAATTGCTTGAGTGCTTCTGGCCCCTTTGCAGCGGCTTCAGCCATCTGGGCGTTAATCATCTGTTCACGATCAGCACTAATGCCGCTGTCAATAGTTGATTGAGCCTTTTGGTAATTATCTACGAAACCTTCTGGTATCGCTGAGTTTGGTTGGTTTGGTTGTGACACACCGAATACATCACCGTATTCAGTAAGCCATGACGACAACGATTCCTCCGTGAGGTCGATGTCCTGTGGAATGAAGGCCGAAATCTTCGGATTCACTCCTCGAGCTGTGAGGACTTCAGAGATAGTTCTCTCTCTTTTTTCTTTACGCAAATTTGCCAGCTCCTCCTGAATTTCTTTCAGTTGCTTTTCTTTTGCCTTATTGGCCTTGCGTAGTTGACCGAGAACATCATTCGAATCGAATTCGAATTCATCCTCATCTAGTTCGAAATTGGACATTTGTCCTACTCCCTTTTCATGTTAGTCGCTGGCCACAATGCAGTCGGGGAAATGCATTGGCTCCAACTTCCGGGTTTATACTCATCTCAGGTTCCGGCATTTCTAGAGATGGAGTGGGTGTCCGGGTCTCGAACCCGGATGATTGCCAATCACCCTGTTAACTAAATTGCTTTAGTCTTCAATGCTGTTCTACCGATACCGCTAGTTCCACCGAACGCTGCTTGACCGGTTGCCTTGATACGAGCTGCTTGAGCCTGTGCTTGGACATCTCCACCGAATTCGGCAGCGATTGCTTCCTTGGCTCCGAAGTTCTCACCGTAGATAGCAGCAAGGTTTCCAGTTGTCTGGAGTTCACGCTGTACCTGTGAATACTTCTGGCGTTGTGTTCCATAACCAAGAGATCCTGCACCGTAGGCCTGAGCCATCTGTGCTTCTTCTGCTGTAAGTCCTTCGATAAGAGCTGCTGCTGTATTCATGTTCTTGCCAGCAATGTTCTCAAGGATTGACTGACCCTTTGCTGGATCAATCATGTATGCAGCAATGGCCTCATCACCGATACCGTATAGATCCTTAAGTTGCTTACGAACATTGGAATCTGTACCTGTCTGAACAAAGTCACGGTATGCCTGAATAACATTTGCTACATCGACATTTGTTAGATTGTTCTTTAGGAACATCTGGAAGTCTTGTGTCTGATCGTAGAAACCTGCTGGCATATTGTATGAAGTCAATACCTTCTGGTATTCATCTTCCATGCCAACGATTGTCTTCTCATCTAGTGCCTTATAGCCAGCCTTGAGACGAGCCTCATTAACGCTACCGAATCGATCATAGTAAGACTTGGTGTTAATCAACTGAAGGTAGAAACCTTCTGAGGTTGTAGGAATCTCATCGAATGCCTTACCAAAGCGATCTACGCCTTTGCCAGCAAAGATTGCTGCAATGTCGTCACCGACCTCCTTGATACCCATTGCTGTAAACTTCTCACGAATGATGTCGAATGCTGACTTACGCTGGGCTGCAACCTGCTCTGCCTTTGCAGTCTCCAATGCTTTCTGTTGTGCAGCAAGCATCTTCTGGAATTCTGCATTCTGTGCAGCAATAGCCTTCTGAATAGCTGCATTAACATCTTCTGCTGACATACCTGCTGGTTGCTCAGGGGCAGGGATTGTGTCCTTAGTTCCATCGTCATACTCAGTAATCTGAACACGAGCTGCACCAGATCCTGAGAAGTATTGACGAACAATCTTCTTACCAGTTGCAGTCTTTGTGCCAATTATTTCAGTAGTTCCATCATCGTATGTAACGGTAAATGTTCCATCACCGTTATCTTTACGAGATACTTCTTTCTTTCCACCGGCAGGTGGATTCTCCGTAATTCCTGTTGTATCACTAGATGCTACACCGGTGTTACTCATACCAAGAATCTTCTTGTCAGCATCTGATAATGTTTGACCAGATGTAAGTCTTTGAAGTGCTTGTGATGCTTCACTTATTGGACTGCTTGCTGTTCCTACATTTGTACCTGCACCTGCGGCTGGGCCTGATGTTGCGGCAGCATAAGGGTTGGTTGCTGTCTGTGGAGCAGTAATGTTTACTTTAGTTCCACTAAAGA